CCAGCACTCTCAATCTGCGCCAGGCGCTCACGCTCCCGTTCTTGAGCGCGCATATTCTCGGCATAGGCCCGGGCAAGCTGGTCGACGTCCTGCTTCGGCGCCTGCGTCACTTGCGCGTCTTGGCTGGGATTGGCCTGCGCACGCTCGGCAATCTCGCGCCAGCGCGCGGCTTCTGCTTCTGCCTCGCGACGTTTTGCCGTGATCTCGGCCATGCGACGCATGACCCATTCGGGCGGGTCCTGTTTCGCTTCCGGCTGCTGCTCGACCTGCGCCTCCTGTTGCTGCGGCTGCTCGGTCTGCTGTGTCGGATCCTGCTGTGTGATCACTTCGTCTGTCATTTAGGCTCCCTGGTTGGCTTCGAGTGGTGCGAGCACGGTCCCCATGCCTTCTGCGTACGCAGCGTCTGGGTCCATGCGATCTTCTGATAGGTTTTTCGCGGGGTTCGGCGCAGTGAGCATCTCTTGGATGGTCTTGCGCACGATGGCGTGCGTCTGCTCGGGGTCGAGAGCGGCCAACAGCGCCTTCATGCGGTCCGTCTCGGCCTTGAACGACTGCACGAGCGTTTCGCGGTCGTTCTCCATGCGCAGGGCGAGGTGGTTCAGCGCGTCCATGTCCAATCGCTGCTTCTCCATTTCCTGCGCCTTCGTCTTGTCCTGCAATTCTTGCTGCAACTGGTGGATGACCTGCATAGCCTGCTGTAGCTGTTGTTGCATAGCCTGCTCTTGCGGAGACGGGCCTTCACCGAGCGCACCCGGATTGATGGCCTTGATCCAGTTGCGCATGCGCTCTTGGAGCTTGTCCGCGGCTGGGAAGTCGGCATTGCCCATGTACAGGTCGCCAATGACCTGCGCCAGTTCGGGAGCGGAGGCGAGCAACTGCGTCATGGCGTTGAACGCATCTTCGCGGCGCGTCTCGAAGTTCGGGCCAGCCTTCGCTACGACGTCATACTTGCCGACATTCGGGTTGAAGATGGCCGTCACCTTCGCCTCCCCGTCGTCCTTGTTCTGCTGGAGCGCGGTTTGCTGCGTCGGGTCGATCTGGATCTGCTGCTCGTCGCCGTTCTCAGCCAGGATGCGGATGATGCGCTTGGTGTCGTAGATCTTCGGGATCAGGTCAATCAACTGCTTGCCAGTGAAGCGAATGGCCTTCGCTTCCTTGTCCTTGAAGTGGAACGTGACACGCGAGCCCTGTTTCTGCCGGCGCTCGATAGACACACCCGAAATCTCGTTACCCTGTTCGCTAAACGTCGCTTCGTACTGGCCGGACGCCATCATGAGCTCACGCTCAGCCGTCGACATGCCATCCATGTACACCGGCGCGGTAGACGGTGGCTCTTGACGTTGCGGCGACGGGATCGGGTTGCCGTTTTCGTCCGCGTGGTTGTAGGGTAGGTAGGCGTGATTCTGCGTGTTCGCCGTGGCCCAGTAGTTCTCCAGGCCTTCGATAGCCTCGACAGGGGCCATGTACGGCGACTTGCTTTGCAGAGCGCCGAACTCCAATGCCGCAGAGGCGTTGTAGTTGTACGCGCGCTGCGCGTCCTTCAGGTAGCGCACGAGACCCTTGCGGTCCAAGCGACCCTCCATGACGACCTCCTCACCCGGCACGCGGATGATCGGGATGTACTTGCCCGCCCAGGTGCTCGACTCGGCAATCTCATCGCCCACGATCAGGTAATGCTTAACGGTGCGCTTGTCGACACGGCGGCGTTGCGCATTGCCGGCGTCGTAGGCAGCTTTCAGCATTGCACGTGCTTCCTGCGGGATGTCCGACTCGCGCACGTATTCAACGCCGTTGTCGCCCTCGATGGCGTACAGCCACTCCTTGGACTCGGTGACCTCGTAGTACTCAGCCACACGCACCGTGTCGCGGCGGTTCCACGACAGCGCACCATCGCCAAACGTCTGATTCTTCAGGATCGTGCCGAACTTGGCCTCGGCCTTATCGCGCGGCATATCATCGAACACGAAGCCGAAACGTGCATCAGAGCCGTCCTCATTCTTGATGTGCGGATCGAGATAAACCGACAGCGGGTCCGGAACCTGGCGGATGTAGATCTCTTGGTCGAAGCTATCTTCGTCCGCGTAGTCCGTGACGATGCGCCAGTAACCGATGCCGCCGCCCACTTGGAACTCGCGTGCCTTGTCGTAGGCCGTCTGGGCATCCGAGACGTACTCGATGTGCCGCACGATGCCCTCGATGATCTGCGCAGCTTCGTACGTGGCCGCGTCGCCCGTTGGATGCACGACAACGGACGGCTTGTTTTCCTTGCCCTCGTTGACCACATGCAGCCAGTGCGTGTGCGTCTTGTTGATCGTGACCATGGGCTGGTCTTGGATCTGGCGACGCGCACGCACTGCGGCGTTCCATTGCTCCTGGTTGTCGGAGTCAGCATAGAGGAACCGGATGTCGTCCTTGAACCGCTGGCGCGTGTCCTGCTCCCACTCGACGCAGAGCTTGAAGCGCTTATGAGCGCGAGCGACGATGTCTTTTGCGCGTTCTGCCATGGTTACATCCAGCTGCCGCCCATGGAGCGGCCAAGGTTAAGGGGGCGACGGGGCGTCGTCTGCAGGTTGCGCGTCTCTTTCTTCGGCTCCTTCAGTGCGATGGCCATGTAGCGGAATGCATCAGAGCCGTGCGAGGCCCAGTTATGCATCGGCTGATCGCTGTACTCTTTCGTGTCAGGGTCGACGTCGTAGCGATAGTGGCGCAGGGCGTTGAGGCCGTCCGCGCACTTGTCCTCGTCGAACCAGACGTTCGGGAAGATGGTCCGTGCCGCGCCAATGCCGGTCGAGAGCGACACTTTCGGCACGATCCGCACCTTGAAGCCAGCCGCACGCATCTGCTGGGCGATTGTTCGTTCGGACGCCAGCAGCTCGTTTTCGGCGTCATGAGGCAGCCAGCAGTCGCCATATACGTACTGACGCGATTGCAGCTCCTTCATGTAATGGCCAATAGCCTCACCCGAGTTCTCGTAGTAGTCGATGACGCGGAACTCAAAGGCGGCGAGCTGGCAGAACCAGATAGCCGTCTTGTCGGCACGCCCCAGATCCCAAAACGTATGCACCGGCTTGGACGGGTCGTACGGCACGCGGGTGATGTGCCCCTGAGCCTCGGCTTCGCGCAGCTCTTTCGCGTACACGGCGCCATCCATGATCTTGCGGGTGAACCCCAGCCAGATATGGTTGTAAGCGTCCGGGTCGGTAGCTTTCGAGTGTTCCATTTCAGCGCGCAACGTGTCAGGCAACCAAGGGTTATCGAAATAATCAACCTTCACCACAATTGCATTAGGCGGAGGGTTCTTCACAAAACGCACATACGTGTCGTCCGACTCCAATTCAGGGTTGAACGACACCCAAATCTCCGAGCCTTCTTTGCGAATGGTAGGAATCAGCGTTTCCCAGGATCGGCGGGAAACCGTTGCTGCTTCCTCCACCCACACAATATCGACGCCCTCAAACGACTTGATCTTGTTGACGTTGTTCTTCAGGCCGCCAAATGCAATCTCAGTGCCGTTGATGCCGTAAATGGACTGCTGTTGAACCTCGTAAAAGCTCGCCAGTCCAAGCGCCTCGATCTGGTCCGACAGAAGCTTATGCACCGAATCGCGAATCGAGTCCTGAATCTCACGCGCGCACAGAATGCGCAGCTTCTTACTCGCGCCTTGAAGCAGCAACGCCCTAGCAATTGCCCAGGACTTCGCACCGCCTCGCCCCCCGTAAAACACCTTGTACCGCTGGGGCACAAAGAGGGGCTGGAACTTTTCAGGAAACTCGATATTCACGGCTTCTTGAATACCACTGTCATCGTTAAATCGTGCTGCAACGGACCGCCATCTTCGCCTGTTGCCTGAATCTGGCTCAGATCAGGAACAGTCTTGCGCAGAAGAATTTCGATTGCTTTCAAACGACTGGCTGGCAGCTCTTCCGTCAATCCAAGTGCATGATTTTGCAAGACATTAATAAGCTGACTCGCCTGGATTTTGGCGCGCACATCGTCTTGATGCGTTTTACGAAGCCGAGCAGCCATAACGTTGAAGCGCGCTCACTTCTTCTTGCCTTTACCCAGCACCTTATCGGCCTTCCGGTCGATGCTTGCCTTGGTGCTTTCGCTGATCTTCCCCTTGTTCGCCATTTCGCTTGCACGAGCCTTCGCATTCCGCGCGTGCGATTTGTCATTCAAGGGAAACTTGCGCTCGCCCGGCATGCCGAATTCGGATTTCGGCAGCTTATTGCGGGCCTTTGCTTTGAGTTCAGCCACGATATGGCTCCGGTCGTTTGATCGTGAGAGGCTCGGCCTTAACGCCGCAGGATTGACGCAATTGAGCGATGCGGGACCGCTGCTCGAATTGCACTTGCCGCTCTTGCGATGTTTTCAGCAACTCAAAGGCCGAGCGAGTGATATCTTCAATCGACAAAAGACTTTTCCCGTCTCGGAAGACGATCGTGCCGTCGGCTTTGAGGGTGGCGGCCATTACTTACTCAGGCCACGGTCTTTCGGTGCGCGAATGCCGTTCACGCGAACGGGTTCAGGCTTTGGGCCGCTCGGCGGTTTGCCACCGTGGAACGTACCCGGTTTTGCTTCGCGCGATTCGCGGGCGCAGCTGGCCGCGTATTTGGGATTGCCTTCTTGACCTTTACCGAGACCGCTCATGATCACCCCGAATAAAACAGATTAAGGCGCAATGGCCCACAGTTTTAATGGTAGTGATCGAGGGAAATGAAAGCTAGAAATGAATTGTCATGACAATTTTTTTTGCGTGAGGAGTTGCATTCATAGAAGAAATCCCCTTGATTGCATGTACTCGACTGGGTGCTTTGCGTGCTTCTGTCGATTACAACGCGCCCTCAGGAGCTGCACGTTGGCGTCTATGTTTTCACCGCCGAGAGCTATCGGCATGATGTGATCGATTTGAAACTCATCGCCCAATGGCTCGCCGCAGCACGCGCATTTCCCCCGTTGCAGGGCAAATAGTCTTTCAGCTATGTCCGGAGAGAGTCGCCCGCGCCCTTTCTTCCTGGCGCGTCGATTGGCCTCATAGATCGCTCGCTTATCTGCATTTTCTACCGCCCATTTGGCATGTGCAGCTCTGATACGTTCTTTGTTGGCTTGGCTGTATTCACGTGATGATTGGTTTTCGCGCTCCTTGTTGGCTGCATAGTATGCAGCTCGCCGGGCCTTTTCTCGCTCTAGGTTCTTAGCGCGCCACGCGGCGAATGACGCTGCGAGGCAGACCTTGCATTGCGCATCGGAATGCACGTTGCCGCACTTCTTGCAGGCTCTTGTTTTGTATATTTTTGTCATCTTTCAAATATCGCAAAGCTCAGTTGCTCATGAATAAATCTTAGCCGTGCAGAAAACATCTGTCGTGACATACGAAGAGTTGCCGCCTTTGTTTTCTGCGGGCGTGGATCACAGTATTCCAACACGATCACCTGCGCGGATTCTGGGGCGAGTCGATTGATTTCTTCGCTGACGCGCTGCAACTCGGGCGGAAGATTTCCGGCCGATGCAATGCGATGGGCGGCCCATTGCGAAAGAAGCTTACGGATCGGAGGCGTCACGGCGGCGTCTCCCTATGCATCAAACTGCTTTCCAGCCATTCAATCCTGCGCTTGAGGCTATCGAGGCACACGAACCCGATGCGCAGCCCTCCGCACAGTCCGAGGATGAACCCGCAGATGAAGCAGGCGAAGACGGCGAGCTCTTGGCCTTCTTGGGGGATGATGTTCATGCGGTCTCCTTAATTGCGCGCAGCTTGGCGGCTGCTGTGATTGCGACGCCGAGCGCCGGCCATGCGTGGCTCGAAACGCCATATAGCGGGCCGGGCTGCTTCTTGGTGCCGATTTGTGGGGTCTTGCCGCCGCCAGTGGGCGGGAACAGGTCAAGCAGCGCTTGGCGTACGTTCGGGTCTTTGGCCTTGGTGGTGCCGCACAGGTGCAGCTTCACATCCTTGCGGTAGACCAACTCGACGGCGTCGGGAGCGTTCCACGCCTGCTGGAATCGGCCGATCCACACGCAGGTTTCGAATACCTCGCGCCCTACTGGCATCCCGTAGGAGGCGATCATTTCGATGCACAGGCGGTCAGCCGTGCACATCTGGAGCATGTCGATCATCGCGGCATTGGTGGCAACGCCAGACTCCAGCACGCACATGTCATCGTAGAAACACCAACCTGACTGAGTTGGGCCCGGGTCAACGGCTAGGATCGACATGGCATCAGTCCTTTCTCGCGCAGAACCTCGTGGGTGCGCTGCACGGCATAGCGGAATGTCTCGTCTATATCACCCTTCGTCATGCCTTCCGGACGCGGGCGCCGGCCGTCCAGCACATCGTGGCAGGCGGAGCACCCGAAGCATGCGGCGGTATCGGGTGCCTTCAGGCCCATGCCCTTACCGTCCGCGAGGCTGTTGGAGTGGCATAGCACGACGGTAGACGGATCGAAGTTGCAGACGCCCGGGATCTGGAGCGTGCATTCCTGGCCTCGTGCTGCGCGACGGATCGGCGTCATCTTTGGGCCGCGCGGCTTCAGCTTGCTCGTTGACTTGAGCACGGGCTCACGCTGGCCGAGCGGCTTGCGCTTGAATGGGGTGCGGCGCAGAGCGGTGGAGCGGGTGAGGGTGGTCATTTCTTGACCTCAGCGCGTTCACGCGCTTCCTTCTCGTCAATGGCTTCGCGCAGCCACTGGACGCTACACCCATGAACGTAGTTGGAGCCGATATTTGTCCCTTTCCCCCTAATGCGTTTGACCTGGGCGATGAAATC